GAAGTAAAGCACATCACCGCCGATTGCTTTAATATCAAGCGTAGTGCGCTCCAAAATTACGTACCCCATATTGTTCATGTCTGGGTACGACGCCCAACCACCACTTAGAGGGCTGGACGTAGCATATGTCGGATTGACAGAGTCACCGCCGTCATAGGTTCCATCTGTTTGTGAGGTACCTACGACACCAGCGTCCAAAGTAAATCCGACGCTGTACGTTGACGTAGGTCCTCCACCATCGATGCTTCCCGTAATACCGGTCGATAAACGTGGATCTGATATGAGGTTTACGCGCTGAGCGTATACCTTAATTGTTGGAACCGGTGACGCTGATGGGTCGTACTCAACAGCGCACTCAGTTAGGACCTTTAGGGTCCGCTCAACAATCTCCAGCGTGCCTCGACCACGTTGAATATCACCAATGGAGTTAATGATTTGTCGGAGTCGCCCAGCACCAAGTTCATCGGTTGACAACCCAACTCCAAAGTCCTTAGAGAGAGTATTCAACACTGTCTGGTCCGCTAGTTGGGGGTCTCTCATTGAGATAACATAATCAATAAGACTACGGTGGTTGTCCAACTCCCACCCAAACACCGACAAGAAGCGTTTCAGGGGGCCACCACCTGGATTACCAGTGGTGTTTTGGTCCTCATCCATGCGCCTGTAATATTCAGGGATGCGGGCGTACAGATCATCAGTGCTGTTGTAGTTATCGGGGATGAACACCTTTACGGTGACTACCGGCTCGTAGTAGTCATCTCCTCCTGTTGAAACATAACGCACAAATAGGGTGTAATACCCCCATCGATATTCAGGTCGTACTGTATGTGTTAGGGACCCCATACCGGTGGTGTACGTTTCAACGAGTGTTTCACCTTTATTGATTGTGCGTGGTGCACCGTCTTCACTATAAAGAAGCAACATCTGATGGGCCACTGGAGTAGGACCTAACGTAGATGTCAGATCTATGTTCCACTCCACAACTACCGTGTCGTAACTAACACACGTAGCCTCCAAATACATCTGCCCTGTAAACGGGCTGGTGGTGGGTACCAGTTGTAGTGAATCACCACGGAGATAGTTATCATTATCCGTTCTTGCTGTGTAAGCCGGATCATCTATGGGGTACTGGAGATATGACCCTTTATCCGCAGACGGTTTTCTAAGAAGGAACGATGCGCGTGCCATTACGAAGTACTAATCCCTCCGGTAACAGTAAGGGTTATAGTCCCCTTCCTTAGCATGTGCGTTGGGTCCAGTGTTGTTACTGTGGCGTTTGATGAGTTCTTAATAACTAGCGTAGATACTGTTGCGTACTCAACACCTTTCACAGAGAGTACTTGCCGGTACACATCGGCTATCCGTACTTCCTTACCCATTTCGATTACATCGAAATTAAACAGAGCGTCTATTGCCTTGAGCACTTCATCCTCAACCCAAGGTGCCACATACGTGTCGTCTACTTTGATTGATAGTGTTATGTCCACGCGGTTTATCGTGATTGAGGATGCCGATTCGACAGTTACTCCGACCATGGCTAATGGTTGTAGATAATCAACAATAGTGGTTTGTACAAAGGCTGGTACGGAGGCGCTGTACCCTGTGTACGACGTGTAATCACTGACATAGGGAACTGGGTAAACTGTTACCGTCTTAGTGGATGCGTTATATGACGCCGCCGATTTACGCACGGCCTGAACCCGCAGGGCAAGGTCAGCAAAGTCTTGTAAGGTAACGGCGCGGTTCTGCGCCCGAGAGACTGTCTGAATGGCGTTTTTCATCGAGGTGACACTCTCGGGGTCAAGCCCACCCGTAGCCGCCGTCGATGATTGGATAGACAGGCTTGGTGATGTTAATGACCTAAACGCGGTGATGTAGTTAGCCGGGATATTGCCACTAACACCCTGTCCGGTGCGGTAAGTCGCAGTGATCTTCACACCAGTGGGTGGGATGCGTCCGTTGAGATATGAGCCAAATATGACTTCCGTTTGTCCTGCCGCGTTTACGTAAACAGTGAATGCCTCAACACCGAAGTCAAGAACAGCAAGGTTGGATACCTGTTGCCACTCAGTTGGGTTTGTGGGGTCCTCATAAACGAAAATCCGTACCGAAGAGGGTACGACATTCTCTTCCCTAAGCACATAGCGCTGATTAATACCACCGGATGAAGAAGATGTAAGAACCTCACCCTCTGTCAGTTCACCTTCCACAACCGGTATGGCCTGTGATGAGTTTGCAAGTACAGTAGCCACACTTGTTGAATAAAAGTAGTAATACTTATTGTCGTAACTTGCTACAAACTCTGTGTTAGCATTAAGTACTTCATCTGTAGAACTGTTATTAACAACAGTAACTGTTGCGGTAGCGGATTGGCGTGCACTCGGGATGTAATCAAAGAGGTTGGCAAACGCTACGACGCTTTCTCGCTGTGTGGCAGTTTCGATAAAGGCTTCAGCGGCGGCGCGGTCAACGTAATAGTGCAGAACGTCGCCCATGTATGCCCATAGGTCAACGAGCATCATACCAAAATCGGATGCATCCCTATCCACCCACTCGGGAACGACCTTGCCCGCCCGCGTTAGGAGGTCTTGTTTGATGGTCTGGTAGTCACGTGCCGCGAAATCGAAAGTAGCCATGGCGATCCTTTATCCTAAGAAGTCTTCAACTAGACGCCCCGGAACAGCAATGTTGAACGTAGCCGCTCTAACTGTCCCAAGGGGTAATCTGTAAACCACTGTGATGGTAGCAACAGTAGGTTCCGACACGGGGGTGAAGTATGATTCGTTAATCCTGATATCTAGAATGTCTACGTCACTGATACGGCTACGTAGTTCTTGTATTGCATCTACTTTGTAATCCGAAAACTCCATGCGCGAAGTAATGTCAAAGAGAAGGGACGAAGTGTTAGCACCATAAGACGGGCGCATAGCCCGTTCCCCGGTGTTGGTAACCAGTACATTGATAATCTTTTGTTCGGCTAGGCGTGAAGGGTCACTAGTTTCACCGACGCCACCACCGTCAAATGTAAAAGGTACCTTTAGTGATTTCATGAGCGAGCGCGCTCCCGTGGAACTCTGACAAGATTATCGATACTAAGTTTAACCCAGGTCTGGGTCCATACGCCGTTGACCTTCTCTGGAAAGCCCTCGACGTAATAGAACTCGTTATCGGCATCTGGCATGGGTGTTTTTTGAACTACCTCCCACCCTTCTGGTAGGGCCGATGGCTCCCAGCCATCGGGCATGGTTTCCCCGTTAGCGTAAGCCTCAGTCGTAAGCCACACGTCACCTACATGACGAGGATATTCGGTTTCGTTTACAATATACAGGTTTATCATGAGATACTCGTCCGTGTAATTGATTTAGAGGTTGTTGCAAAAGAATATGTTGGGGTCGTCGTGGTGGTTGTCGTTGCCGTTGAGTTTGTAATTGCCGGGGAGGTCACAGCCGTAAATGATGATGTAATAGTTGTGCCTGCTCCGTTTGCGTAGACAACATCCTGACCAAATAGGCTATAAGTTCCTTGCTTTGATCCATCAGATGGTATTTTAAGCACAAAGAATGAAAAGTTACCAGTTAGCCCAGCAATGATCAAATCGTCTTTACTATCGATTCCAATTGACCGAATATCGAAGTTAGTCAGAGTTCGTTGCCACAGGACGTTTCCGTTTGTGTCATAGTTTACTAAAGAGTATGTATCAGTTGAACTTATGGCGCGGGCCGCAACAACCACCGAACCATTTGATTTACGGACGATACCTCGTCCAAACTCTGCTCCAGTTGTGGTCGCCATGCTGATGCGCCGTTGCCATTGAAGAACACCACTAGTGTTGTATTTAACGGTAATCATGTCATCTTCTGGTTGTGCTGTTGAATGGTGACCATGTCCATTTAGAAATATGTTTCCCGCTGAATCTGTGGTTACACCTCGGTATTCGTTAGCACCCTGAAGGTCTGTTCCCGTTAAACGCTGAGTCCATGTAACCGCACCACTAGTACCATTGATCTTGGCCACATAGAAGTCAATGATGTCCGTTGTTCCTGCGGCAATTTCAAGGAACATTCCGCAGATGATCACGTCATTGTTTAGGTCGAGACAAGCGTCATTGATAATTAAGGCGTAGTTGTTGCTACCATAAATTGTGCGTGTCCACTGAATAGTGCCAGCGGAGTTGTACTTACGTACCATCACGCCCTCTTCAGTACCTCCATTAGGGGGTAAATGGCTATTGACACTGTAAATATTGCCGGATGCATCTACAAGTACCTTTTTACCCCAGTCAGTAGTTCCGGCCACAGTTTTTGCCAATGTGGTCGAAGTCGGGTTGCTAACACTCATCACATTCATAGTGGCACCAGCAACGCTGTCACGAGCCGCTATGTAAAGGTTGGTATTAGAGGCGTCAACCATGCCACCCGCTTGTTCAAATTGCCCAGTCATTACCCTTTGCCAGAGTACACGACCCTTTGTAGATAGTTTGTATAAAACATTCTGCGATGTCGTGGCATCTCGTACCCCAATAATGATGTCATCGTTTGGTGCAACTATGAGACTATTAGTCTGTGGGGTGATGGTAGTGCCAGTTGAAGTCCCTTCTATCCCGCCATACCAATAGCGAGAACCTCCGGCACCAGCAATCGCACCCAGTGTAAATATACGGCTCATCCTAAGTCTCCAAACAAGATCCAATAACTACTCAATTTTACTAGAGCGGCGGTCGAGTATTGGCCAGTCAATGTCTTAACCCCACCAGGAGAGTTCACCGTGGCGGTTCCGCCAATAGTGACCTTGCCCGTACCGATAGTTGCAACGTAAATCTCGACCCCAGTCGGGAATGAAACAGCCGTGTTGAACTGAAGGGTCACAGCGCTTGACGAGTTGACCTGGATCAGTTTTCCGGCGTCTGATGCCTGCACTACATAAGGGGTGCTAACGACCGACACGATTTCCATAGGGGTGGCCGCGGTGTAGGGTGTTACAGCCTGAAGAGCATCAACATCCGTTTGTAGTGTGTCGACATCCGTTTGTAATGTTCCTACATCCGTTTGTAATGTGGAGACATCACTAGAAAGACTAGTAGTAGTATTGTCAATACTAGTATAGATAAGGTAGACATTTGATAAAGAACTATCGTCAACCCCAACCACCACCTGTGTGTTAGGGGTGGGTACGGACCATACTCCCGCAGAAGCGGAGCGCCCGATCTTAGAAACAGCGATGGTCTCGTTCGCGCCCAAGATCGAGGGGATCTTGACATAGATATCCCCTGTGCTTGTAGACGAGTTTACGACGAGCGCCCTATACAGTTTCAGTCCGTCATACATACTCGTTGACTTTCCGTGATGTGGCGACCCATGATCCACCAATTAAAGAAGGCTTAGGTGGCTTTTTAAAGTTAGACGTGGGGGATACCTGTAGGTTCTCCGTGTAGACGCCATCCTTGGCAACCTTAAGGTTCGTTACGTAATGGTTCTGATTAATCTCATGGTGCACGGACCTTACATACCAGCGGCCATCAAAGTCTGATCCGTAATTGAGTACGTTTACTACCCCTCCGGGAACCACACCAGCACCAGCGGTTATCGAAGTAGTGGCCTCAAAAGGCATATTGTTCTTCTTAATCCGCTCGATCTCCCGCTGTGCCTGCTGAAACGACACGGCACTAGTCGTTCTAAAACTTTCAAATCGAGATGGGATGCTCTTACCTAAATAAGAATTTGATTTGATGTTATTACTAGAAACCTGAAGGATGTTCCCCTGGTTATCTAAGAACGCAGTGGTGCTTGATGGCGTTGCCCCGGCATCGGTGATTGCCCCAAGTGCTCCGTCAAACTTCAGAATAGTGCATGGTTGCGCGCCCATTACTGAATTAGCCGAGATCAACTCATGGTACGACGGTAGGCGACCCGTAGACGCAAAGGGGTCCCATACGTGTAAATGGGTTCCATTAAGTGACACGCGATACCCACAACGATCCACCATCTTGACTAGGAACTCCCAGTCCGACTCACCGACCTGTGATAGATCGTTAAGTATGTAGTTATCAGATGGGAAGTCAGCGCTAAAGCCATACCTCTTGGACAACGTCGAAACAACGGTACGTAAGGTAGGGGGTGCCCATCTGGCACTCTTTGCGCCTTTCATGACGTAAGAAGCACCGAGGCAGTATACGTGTACGTCCTGGAACGCGCTCTTATTTACAGTTCCAGCGTTTGCCACGTTAATTGGTTCAATATTTGAAACGTATCCGCAGAACTCTTGCACCCGGTTTATGCCGGAGTTAATAGCGAAGTAAACAGGAGTATTTAGGTAATCAAGAATTAGGCGAGCCGGAACCCCAGCCATTTTAATAACCAACAGATCGTGCTTGTTTTCTTCTAAGTGCAGATCGGCACTATACACAGAGGTATAGTTAACTTCCACGTTGTCTAGTAACAACGTGATGTTAGGTGATAACGGACTGGCGGATTTATAGATCATGTTTGTGGAATGCGGATACTTGTCCCAACGGGGATCTGATCGGGCCACTCAACATGTGGATTGATGTCAGCGATCTCCCAATACCTCTCCGGGTCATTAAAGAACCGGTAAGCCAAGAGGTCGAAAGTATCACCCTGTCGAGACGTGTACATATAGTATGAAACAGTTTCTCTGGGTTTCCTATTGGCGGTTGTTCCGTTGTCGCTAACCGCGTAGCGCGCTGTTGTCCTGTATGTAGCCACCATAACTCCTAAGTATTAGAGGAACTAGTTGTTGGTACTGACGATACGTCGTATACACCGTAACCAGTGTTGTTAGGCCACCCTAAGGTTTCTTCGTGGTAGTACCCCTGATCGCCACGTATCGCCTTCCAACGACTGAAGGTTTTCTGCGTACCATCGATAGTGACCGTTCCGGTCAAGTGGATTACAAACCATCTTTCGTAGTTTGGATTATCTGGGTCGTCAGGCTGTCCTGGGTTCCCGTCTTCCTCATTTTCCTTTAGTCGACCATTTGTTTCATTTGGGTATGGGTAAGGACCATTGTTTACTGTTTCTGGCTCACCTTCTCTAATGGAATCGGAGCGTATGTCCTGCCAAGTTTTTGTATCTGAGGCTGTCTTACTCCCAGAATAAGTACCACGATGAGCGGGGTCCGGCCATCCCGATGACCCAGGAGCAGGTGGGCCATACATAAGGTTGGGGCGTCCAGTCTTCTCAGCCTCTTTAAGAGATGCAAATGCCCCGGCCATGTCATACGACCCATACACGTCCATTTTCCAGTCGTATGTAACTGTGAACGCTACACCATCTTCGTACAACTTTTCTATCTTACAACCACCACCACCGAGAGATCCATTAGTCTTCTGGCCTACTGTTAATTTCTCTGACTGATATTTTGAATCCTTAAATCCAATCTTAAATTCACGGTCAGTGTTACCTCTATAACCATCTCCTGTTGCAGACCTATATGGGTTCCCGTAGGCATACCAGATCGTGCGGACTATTTGTGAATCTTTATCGGTACGGCCAAGATCGTCTAGCCAACTATCACTTGGATCACATGCCACAACAAATACGTTTGCGGACTGTCTTGCCGCATTCAAAATCTCAGCGTTTGTCAGCGCGGACTGCCGCTTCTCTTCCTCTGCCTCAGACAATGCCTGATCAATAGTCGCTTGAATGTTGTTTGTCAGGAATGTGTCTTCCCTGGCAAACCCAATATACAAAGCATTCATGGTAAGTCCCACCACAGCCTGAATGGGTACCATAGCAGTATTGAACTTGGTGTACTTGACGTTTGTTTCGGTTACGAAACCGTCAACCATGAACAAATCAGAGAAGACCACGCGAACCGGTAGAGGAGTAAGAAAGCCACTATTACCAATATTGATATTTGGGGTTGTTGTAGAATACGAATTAATAGCCGATGTTGCCGCCGTCTGGTCGTCGGGGTCCGTCAGATCGTTGGCTACTCGCGCCGCCAGACCTTTGATGACGGCGATATTTTGATTAATTAGTTCTTTACTAATGCCCTGACCAATAATCGAATAGAGCATTTGTAGATCACTAACGACGCCTACTTGGTATACGTCAGTTGCTGGGTTTGAGGTGCCAAAAAGATCAACCTCTTCGGTGCGCCCACCACCGTTAGCGACCTCCATCGTGCGGTCAATCAAAATATCAAAGGCAAAAGTTGCCACTGCCGATAGCGGTTGTACAAGTTGAGCAGGGTCCTGAAGAACAGGTAGATAAATGTCTTGCCGCATCTGGACGGTCTGGTTGATGTCTTGAGGGTTAAATTGGAAGTTAAACCGTCTAATCGTTGCAGGGTTATTATCAACACCAGCGACGTTGTCAGCGTTTACTGAGATGAGGCTCCGTATGAAACCTCGATCAAGTTCCTTGGTTACCTGTTCAGTAGTTGTTACCCGTATACCATCTTCGGTACGGGTGACTTCATCCCACATGCGTACAACACGTCGAGGGTACGCATAAGGGGCGTTTTGTATATTAGACAGGGGCCTGTTAGTGGTGCCGGTAAATTGGTTTTCTCTATACCTGGGCATCAGGTGCTCCTAAGATTCATAAAGCGAACTTCTTTTTCAATGAGTCTTGCTACCTCTTTAGCAATCCGCTGTAGATCAGTAGTGTTGCCCGACCCATTGATTGTAATGTTTGGGGAGATGTTAAATGTCGGCCCTCCGTTTACAGATACGGAACCGCCAGACCCTCCGGGTGCACGAGTTGGTACAAATGGGTCACCACTAAGGCCCATGGACCGTACGATGTCCGCCGCCCCAGCCATGTCAGTGTTGTAGGTTTCTGACATACCTTTATAGGGACCCCAGTCATACCAACCATTACCTTTTGATTTTTGCTTGGCATCAAACATCATTTTCATAGCCTTGATGTTTGTAGCCGGATCGTAGAGTGCGTCCTTACTAGAAATGCCGAACCATTTTAAGCGCTCTTCGCCCATCTTCCCTAGCATGTTGATTTGGAATAATCCATAGGACTCATCGCCAGTGCTGGTGTCTGGATTCAATGCACCGGAACGCCAACCAGATTCCCTCTTAGCGATAGCAACGGCTTTGATCAAGTCCTGTCCTCTAAAACCTGCGTTATAGAGGAGTTGGGCTACTTGTTCTCCTGTTAGATTTTGTCCTGGTGTGGCGTTAACACTGGTTCCACCGACACCACTAATACCACTTGAGGCTGACGACAGACTGCCGGAGCCAGTGTTAAATAGTTTGCCTTTCCCACCTCCTGGGGTTTGTGCCCCAGCGATATACGCGCGCATTGCCAACATCTTCTCGGTAATAGACTGATTGCCGACAAGGCGTGAACCAGTCAATGCCTTATCGTCAGTTCCCTCCGAAGTTCCGTATCCGGTGCCAAGTGAACCTCCGTGCTCCGATACCTCGGACAGTATCGAACTAGCGCCTGGTGATTGCCCAGACATACCCCACGGGGCACCATCCTTCTCGTAATCGGCGCGAGCACTCGGCAGTTCGGCAGGTTGAACGTGCCAAGGTTCATTGTTTACGTTAGCAAAGTGTTTGAGGCCATATTTGTGGGCGTTCTTAACAACCCAATCAAGATCTCCAATAAGGTCTGCCGCCAAACCCAATTCGTGCATTGACCCACCGGGGGGTGCAAGCGTTGCCCCGGCAACGTGCTCCCAATACTGACCATTCCAGAAGGTACCGGTCTTCTTAGAGGTAGGTTTATACCGACGTAAGAACTCCGCTTTTTGCGCCTCATATGAACGGTAACCCTCTCCAATACCTACCTTAGGGTTATCTTTCATCATCCTCAACAAGCGTTCCCGCATTGTTGGATGCAGTTTGGCAAATGTTGATTTGCTAGATAGATCGGAGAAACTTACCTGCTGGACGTTCTTACCATAACCAAATGGGACTTGTGTATCATTATTACGTTCGTTACCGACAGGATCGCCAGTCACCATGGCGGCACCTTGACCAATAGCGCCACCAATAGCGGCCCCTGCCATTACACCTGCTGGTCCACCGAAGGCTCCGATTGCACCTCCAATTAGGGTTCCGGCGATGCCAAAGTATTTGCGGTACCCTCCAGAACCAATCGTCTTTCCAATGATCCCAGATAGAGCGTCTTCAAACCTAGTCAATGTTCTTGTGACACTTTGCAGTTGTCGCTCTAAGTCAGCGTAGTTATCCTTCTGCCGGTTATAGAACTGCTCATCCCGAGCAACACGAAGTCGATCAGTTTCCTCGGCTTGAGCGGCGAAGTTCTCTTCGATGCCCATAAGTTTGCGGTCATTTTTACGACTTGGGTCGTACATTCCACGACCGCCCGCCTTCTTGTATTCCAAGTTCTGCATGGCGTACTGGATGACCATGTCCTGCATTTCACCGCTGACACCCATTTGACTAAGGTTGGCGCGGGTAATAGAGCCTGGGGTCAAAGCACTACGGAGAAGCCTCTCATCAGTTAGTCCGGCCCGGCGAGTGATGTCTTGGAATACCTGCATTGCTGAACGCTGTTTGCCGCCTGGACCAATAAGACCGGTACCACCCATCATGAACATGCGGTTGACAACTTCTGGGGATGCCATTTGAGAAATCATGGATGACATTTGCCCAGCAGACACCGAGTATCCCGTCATGGCACGGAAGGCTTCGACGCTAGAGGCTTGCTGTAGCGCGCCAATACCGGATGTCACTTGCATATCCATCAGGGCGTTTATGCCACCGGCCCCAAGTCGGTACTGGACCATTGGCGTGCGGTACTGGTTAACAACACCTTGCTGGGATAGCCCATACATCTGCTGGTAGACCAGTGACATGCGGTCGGCAGACAGGGCATGTGCCCGCCCACGCTCTCCGCGTTGCTCGGCCATTTGAATACCAGCCGTAAGCATCTGGGCAATCCCAGCGCCCACAGCCATGGTGGTCCCACCACCAAAGGCTTTTACCTGCCCGGCAACTCCAGGGAGTGATGAACTCGTACCATCTTGTGTCCCCGGTTGAGCAGGTGTAAATATTCCACCTGCTACAGGAGTATCACCAATATTGCCGGTGGTCTGACCACCACGCGGTCCACGAATCCCCTTAGAGGCTTTTTCAATAGCCTGCATCTCCTTACGAACCTTTTCAAGTTCGATTCGGAGGGTGGAGAACTCAGACTTTATTCGTCGTATTTCACGGGTATCTGACGCGATACCAATCCGAGCGGTAGTAAGCGACTGATCCGCCCCTCCAAGCATGGAAGAGACGGACGGGTCATCACCTGTGGATGAATATCCTATGTCGCTCATAAAGGCTCTCCGTTACGTACTCCGCCATTTTGCCATACGGAACCAGAAGTCCCGCTGTCTCACAGTCATGGACTGTATGTCGTTTAAGTTAAACCCTTTGTATACGGAGGCTATTAGTTCGTATTCCCAATAATTATATTTTAGTTCAACCGAGTAGAAGGGAGATCCAGTCGATTCTGATCTCGATACTCTCTTGACAATGGGCGCACTGGACATTCACCTCCCCAATCTTGGGACCAACATTAAGGTCACTTAATGTACGAACTATTGTGTTCCGGTCAACAACACTGAGATTCCGCGCCCACTCCTCCAGATTGGCGGGACGGGTGGCATCATCCCATACAGAGCATCGAGCGATAAGCATGGTGCTCTGATTTGCGCTGTTAGTAGCCTTAGTAGCAATCTGTGTGGTATCCGCTCCCGTAGGCAACCGAAGATGCACAACGGAACCGTTCTTCAAGGTCACCGGAATCGGTTTACGAACATCAACTGCTGGAACGTCGTATTTGAAGTCGTCTTCTAGGTTGATCGTGATGTCGTTCTTCTGCTCGCAGTTACCACAGCGTGTGATGAATGTGCGCTCGGGACCATACGTTGCCTTGATAATCCCTAGGAACAATGCATCTCGGTCACCAATAATTAGATGATCGAGAACCGATGGGTCTTTATCCACTTGGATACTGCCAATCGAAACTGTTCCTCGACGAAGCAACGCTGACATGTAATCAGCGTAACTGACGTTCTGTTTTGCCTCGATGCGGGCGAGGTATTCCTCATCCGCACCCGTCAACTCCCGTACCTCGGCGGTAGCCTGCCAGTCCCCAGTGGAGACATTGACAAGGCCCCGCACGAGTGGCACGGTCGTAGTTTCTGGTTTAGCAATTTCAGGGACTTGGTCTGCGATGGCGGTGTTAAAGGACTCCGCCTGTTCCAACTCTGTTGTGCTCATGTTGTCCTTCTGTTACTAGAGGTTACTTTGTATCGATCTTATCGATTTCGTTTGGTGTCCAAGCAATATAGAACCCCTCATGGTGGACAGTCAACTGTTGCACCATGATGCCACTGTCAGCGGCATTGAGGTCACTGAGGGCGTATGCGCCCGGCCAGCAATCGTAGAGTTTGAGTGCGAGGCGGACGTTGCCGAGATTCGGGTTGGTTCCGTTGACGTTTGCGGGTGTCTGGTAGTTACCAGCCGATACCGGGTGGTCATAGACCCGGACGACGATGTCGCATCGGTAGTCATTGTCAACCGAGGTACTGCCCGTCCCACTGGCCTGGTTCCACGAGTGGAGGAACTGTTGCCAGCGGTACAACTGGGCCTGGTCGTAGAAGACACCGCGGCTGAAAGTCACCGGGGCGAAGTCTGACTGACCAACCAGTTTGTGTGGGTGGGTATTCATCCCACCCTCACGGTAACCGATCATTTCGTTTTGAACGGAGACACCGGACATAACAGCGAATCCAATCGAGCCAAGATCACCAGCAACCTGGGACAGGCGGGGTGTACCACTGCCCTTACCAGTTGGGATGATGTTGACCTTGAATTTGAAGTTACGAATCGGGTCAGTTACTGCTGAACGTGCCATTTAATGTCTCCTTATCAGAGTGTATCTATGGTGTTGGCCCCACCAGTCCACTGACTGAGGGAGATGACTACGAATTCGGCTGGGTACTGGACCGCTACGCCAACTTCGACATGGACCTGACCATCATTGATGGTTGTCTCGGTGTTATTTGTTGAGTCACAAATGATGTAGAACGCTTCCTCAGCATTACGCCCTTTGAGACCACCGGAACGCCAGAATTCAGTCAGTAGTGAAGACAGTACGACGTTAATACGGGTCCACAAACGCTCATCGTTTGGCTCAAACACGGCAAACGCTGAACTGTCCGAAAGTGCCTGCTTCAAGTAGTTCAATGACCGGCGGATCGGGATGAACTTACCTGGGGTCGCCTTATCGAGGGTTCGTGCACCATTGACAACAACGCCTGCCCCTGGGACAGCCTTGAACAGGTTCACATGGTAGGTGTCGTACAGTGTGCCCGCATCTGAGGCGGTGAACTGGCTGACAAGCCCCAGTGCACCACGGATGTCCACATCAAATCCCGCAGGAGCCTTAGCCACGCTACGGGCGACCTCGGTCCGCACATACGCACCAGCGACAGCGCCACCTGGGTAGGTGTTACGTACTGCACCGGGGCCGGTCTTTGCGGGGTCCACCATCTTTAGCAATGGGTAATACACAGCGCCGTAGGAGGAGTTGTTGTATGAACTGACGACAGTGCTACCGATCTCAGATACGGTGTCAGCGTCGGCCTGTGGATCGATGATTACGAAGGCATTGCCACGGGTCTCGGCCTTATTGAGGAAAGCGTTTACGACCGTTGGGCTGGTCTTACCTACAGCATTCAGAAGGAGCACACCTTCGACCAGGTCAAGGGCCGACAAAGCGCTCGTGTAGTCGCTGTCCCCAACTGAACCGCCATCAGTACCACCTGACAGGGCGTTAGAAGACGTAATGAACTCCCAGTCAGCGTCGGCTGTAATCGAGGGGACAGACACGTTGACGAACTTGGAGTATGTGTTGACAACCGTTTCAACATACCGGTTGTTATCGGGGTCAACGGAGACCTCGTTCCAACGCTCAATTTCAGAACCATTGAGTTTCACAATAAGTGTGAAGGTCGGGATCTGGCTAGCGGTGGGGCTGACCACACCCGGAACAACTTCCAGGGTCAAATTGTTACCCCATGCGCCGGGACTGGTGGCGGTAGCGGTTAGAAGGGGCGACGACGCACTACCTTCTCCATCTGGGTAGTAGTACAAAGTTCCAGAGGCTTCGTCGGCGGTAGACGAGGCAACACGCACGATAAAGGCATCGCGTCCACCGTTTGCGAAGTAGTGGTATACGGCATAGCCCAGGTCATTTGCTGAACTGAGGTCACCGTAGAGAGCGCGGAACTCAGACCACGCCTTGATGAATGTAGCGGACGTTGGTCCACGGTCAGCGGTGCCGAAGAACGCCGGAACGGACTGCGAGTTAGCACCGCGCTCCTGTGAGGCACGAAGCGGACTCTCCGTTACGTATACGCCGGGGTTTGAGTATGTGGGCATTTAAAAATCCTCCGAGATTTGGGTAGTGAATACGGTGGGGTTCGCATTGTCTACGTTCGTAATGCTACCAACAACTGTTGTGACTTTATCGACAGTATTGATATCCGATGTGGGTATTTCAGCCGATACTTGCAAAGTATACACCTTACGGAATATCCGCTTACGATACGCCGCCTCCTGATCCAGGAGGTCGGCAGAAGTCCATCCCATCAGATCAAAGCGACGGATCGTTCCATCCTCTGGGATTTCTAGGAAACCACGCCTGAACGGCGCGACTCTACGCAATATTTTACCCGTTAGTTGGCGGTCATGTAAGGCACTTCTGGTGTACGTTGAAACCTGGTATATAAGAGTGACAGGGACGAACGAACTCAATTTGACGAAGCCATCCTCTGGTACTTCTTCATCGAGTTCCTCAGATGTCAATTCCGATGGGTAGTAATCGACATTGCTGTACCCGTTACCGTAATAGTAATCGGTCTCTGACATCTGAAGACTGCGGTTGTGTACTAAGTCCACCATCTCAATTGTGATGAACGGATAGTGCTTCTCAGTCTCCCCATCCGGGTACCGGAAGAACACGGATACCGAACGCTCATCGTTTCGGTCGTCAGAGACCGTCAGATTTGAGAACCGCGCCTTTACGGCGGCGTCTTCAGCAAGCAAGAAACCCTTCGGCATCAGAGCATCCTCTTCTTCAACTCACTGTTGATGAGGTTCTCTAGATCTGCAACACGAGACACGGCGGCGCGTACTACAGGAGCGGGCGGTACCCGACCCGTCCCGTACTCCATTTCCTTATCCCCGGAAATGACGATCTCCATGTCCTTGTTATCAAAATCAACTGATACCGTTTCGGCCTTGTCGCCCCACCCTTTAGAATGGGCATACCGTGTGAGGTCATGCTGATACGCGGAAGACGCCTTTACGACAGCCTCATTTATATAGGTATCTATATTGTCGAGATAGTTTTCATAGAATGCAACTATCGTCGGTATACCTTCAACAGGTGCGCTAGAACCAACGGAAGACATAGACGTTAGAACAGCCTTTTGCATGGCGTGTCTCCTGCGGTTCTGGGCGTTGGATACTGCCGACGCGCATCGGCAGTATCTATAGTTTAGCCCAAATTAGGCAGGGTTGTAGGCCAAGGATAAGCGTCAACACCCAACTCCTCCGGGCCTGGGTCGTTGACTAGTTCTTCTTCAACCTCGGTTTCATAGCCTGAAACCAGCACAAATACTTCGTCCTTTATAGCCCCGCGGACTTTATAGGAGGACACATTATAGTAGCGTCCATCGTACACGAACATGTCATTTAGATGGTTCCGGTATTCCCATGGCTCTTGTAGGCCAACATCTACCATGCTCTTCATATCAATAAAGAGGTTCATCGTCTGCAATGGGTTGCGTCCGTCAGCAATCGCTCGACGTTCATCTTCTTGCTCTGTTGCTAACAGCACTGGAAGTACCACACCATCTGAGTATTTCTTACCCCCAGTGCCTCTGATTCCCTCATCATAAACATCGTCGTATACGCTATTCACTGAGGCTGATCCCAGAGGAATGAACTCATACCAAACAACCGTCAGGCCCGCTACATTCTGATGGCGCGCCAGGTGCTTGTTGATGTTAGATAATTCGCGCCGTACGTCCATCAGTAATACGTGTTAGTCGTTTGTCCAGAACGTGGTGTAGTGTCTACGTAGACATCTTCACGAAGGTTGTCTTCCTGGACCTCACGGTCAATGATGCCAGGATCGATGTCCGGCCAGAGGCGTTCAAGGGGCGAGTAATCACCGAACTCCTTAGGCTTGTACAGGGGAACCAGACGATTTGTAAGGCGGGCGGTACGACGCAGGCTGAAGACCTCGACACGGTCGATACCGATGTTGAGAGCAGTGGCATGACGCTTGTACTCGGCTTCCCACTGCATGAGTAGGGCCTGGACCATACGGAACCGCTGGCTAGCCGGGATATGGACGGATTCAGAGGTAATTACGTCGATGTCTCGGCTGTATTCGGTCATCAACGCCCAGAGACACTCGGTGATCGTAGCAATACCGATTGCGTTAATAATGATGTCGGACATTTCCTCTAGACCAACACCAAGGTTACGTACGTGCTTTTCAACAGCCCTCTGGGCATAGAAATTCAGATCGTCTGGGGTGACCCATTCGTAGAAGTAGCCTTCTACCATGATGGTGGTGTACCCTGATGGCAAGGAGTTAAGGCGCAGAATGCCGTTACGTTCGTCAAGAACGTAATTTGTCCCAGCGGTCAGTTCAGTGGTAGTTGTCCCATTGAATAGTGCCACCCACAGTGAGTTGGCATCAATATTCATTTGACCAAGTTCGTATGTACGTCCTACAACATTAAAGGTGGACTGAAAGAACTTGGGGAAGTCACGTAGATAACGACGTGCAATCTCTTCAACATCAGCGAGGGTAGCCACGTACCAATTCTACTACTAATCGCTTTTTGTTTCTTGCCTGGGCTGATTAAGCGCTGGGTGGGCATATCGAATACGGTGAGCAACAACCATCAAACGCTTAACGAGCGAGGGAACTGACCCTCCCGTGGGCTTAGGGAGATTAGGCATACTTTATATAGTACTTTACGCCATAGTTACGCGGTTCAATCGTAACCGCTGAACCAGATCCGGTGTTGGCGGTATCACCCGACATGGTGTGTCGGTGGCTTCCAGCCTGGCCCGTGTAACCAATACCGAGGGTAATACCTGAGGTAGCCGATGCTACAGTAACACTTCCGGTGCTTTCGTTGGCGAGACTGGACCGCAACATGATACCCGCTACGTAGTTACCAGCAGACCCGCTGGTGTAGTGGTCGTGGGTGCCAAGGCTGTTCATTGCGAGAGTACCAACCGCGTGCTTGTGGGCTGGTAGTTGGCTTTCAGTAAGAGTTACCTGATTATTGGTGGCTCCGTAGACGGTTCCGATAGTACGACCCGTAGCCAGACCAGACAAGAAATACCCTGCAAAGTTTGGTACCCGGAACGTATTGGCAGTTGGCGCTCCGTAGGCCGTACCAACTACAGCGAATAGGTCGCTGTATGAGGTACGCGACAGTTCTGCCCCGTTGCACTCCACCCACTTTGTCGAGTCCGGCAATGCTGTAGTGGACACCCATGTAATGACGGTGCCAATCGGGACACCACCCTCAGCGGTGGGGAGGGATAGGCCGAGGCGAATCCATGTACCGTCAACCTTTACAAAGATGCCCGCAGGTCCAGAAACTGAGGACTTGTAGTAGAAGTCTCCATCCTGCCCCAACACCGTTGGCGGCTCAATGTCACCTTTGAGACTGGTCGTCATCGGGACATTGACACGCTTATCAACAATAAATGCGCTTGTAATAGTACTTGCGCCAGAGCGGTAGATAGCCGCCAACACGACATCATTGTCTGGGTCAATCCACGTATCAGTGGGGACACCTACGGTTGTCGTCATTCGACTTGGTGTTGGTGGGAAAGAGGGGTTAGTACCACTTTCTGGACCCTTAACTACCGTGATGTTGACAGTACCACTACTGAGTCGTGCTACTACGACATCAAAGCGCGTGGTAACAGGGGCGTTTGGTAGTGACAACGAAGGGTTAGTTGACACGGTATGGACCGTACCGTTGATCGCCACATACCCCGAGCCGACTGCAACGGTGTAGTTGGACACCGTTTGTGGGATTACTTCACATCCCGAGATAACGCCAGAGGCGCGGTTACCAAGAATCTGGAAATCCAAAGCATCCGGCTCCGCCTGATCTAGGGCGTTATATCTATTACTACCGGTTGTGTCGATAGCATTGGGGATAATGAAGGGCATCTGTTACCTCTCAGAGAGTGTCGTAGATGTTCCCGCTGTTGCGAAGGTACGCGTAGAGGTCCTTAGGCAACTGGTACCGCTTACCGTCTTCAAACTTGTGAACGGCGCGGCCCCAGTGCATGGTCCATGATCCCTTGACACGGCAGGAGACGAGGTCGTTCGCAACAACCGTGGTTGGTGTTGCAACTTCGACTTCGTCATAAACCTGAATATCGTTTGAATCGACTTCTGCAAACGCATTTGTCGTACGACGGTTAGCCATTGTGTAACTCCTTGTTATGTTGGGTATAAATATAATGGCGGGGGCGGTTGCCCACCCCCGCCATCATACATGACCTGGCTCCTAAGTTCAGGAGATTGCGCCACCCAAGGTGTTGAGGACGACGCGGGACTCGTGGGTGATGACACCGAAGCCCCAGATGGCGTACCATGCGAGACCGTGCTCACGACCGAAGTCGATGAC